CAGAGGTCTGTGGCACGATGGTAAATTTATTAACGTCTGCGCCTGATCCCTGAGTAAAGCCAGATGCTACATTAGACAGAGTGCCAGAAGTCAAAGTTGCGGAATATGTCAAAGTTTGTCCGACATTCGGATCGCTTGCCGCCAGCGTAATTACTGTGTTTTGTCCAGAGGCAAGTGTGAATGTAGCTGCGTCTGCAACAGTAGCTGTCGTGCCATCTGTCGTATGCGTCAGATCAGTTATAGTTGGAGTTACATTTGAAATAGTAGCCAAAAGATAAAAGCCTGACGCAGCTTTTACATAGAGTCGATTATTGGCGTTTTCATAGTGTAGGCTTCCTTCGTCTGCGCTTGCTGCAATCATGGCTGTCTGGTTTGCGTGTACTGTGACCCCTGTCCCAGCCGCTACCGCTGGCGTAAATGTAAACACGCCTGACCCACTGTTGTAAGCAATCCCCCCATCGCCTGATGCCGTACCCTCTGAACCAACTGACAGAGAAGATAAAGTTATTCCACCAGAAGGTGACCATTTCGACTTACTACTATCGTAGGTATAAGTCTTACCAGCCAGTGTTGTTGTATCGCCGTTGCTTGGTGAATCTGGAAAGTTAATTGCCATCTATAGAACCTCTCATACACGTCTGACCGACATTAAAGATCATAGTAATTTGTCCCAGAATTTACTGTGTAGATTTTGACAGTTTTAATCGCAGCATTGGCTGGCGGAGTAGGCGCACTGCCACTTTCAAACGTAACAGCAGACGGGAATGTAACAGTTTTGGCTGCTGTGCCACCACAAGAATATTGGTAAATCTTGTCATTCTGCGAGCCAAGAATATAAAATTTTGTGCCATTGGCGTTAAAAATGATTTCTTGCGTGTAATTATCTTGAGCCGCTACACTAAACGATTTGTTTGAATACGATGCGGTACTTACGTCATACGCTGTACTGAGAGCATACTCAAAAACAGTGTTATTTTGCCGCCCAGCCAGAAACATTTTTGTACCGTCCGTGCTAAAACACACGCCCTCTGGCTGATTATCTTGGCTGGTAAATTGAAACGACTTGTTTGTGTAAGATGCAGTGCTTACATCAAATGCTGTACTCATAGAATATTCAAAAATTTTATCAGTAATATTTCCTAAGCTATAAAAACTAGTTCCAGATGGATGAAACACGACAGATATAGGATTAGTGTCTTGCGAACTGGTTGAATGGCTTCCTGTGTGGGATGCTGTCGTAACGTCATAGGCTGTGCTTAGAGCATACTCATGCGTCGCGTCCGTGACAAAGCCAGTCGTAAACATTTTTGTGCCATTGGCGTTAAAATCAACCGCGACTGCGCCCCCTTGAGTCTCGTTTAGAATACTAAAATTTTTATTGTCGTAGGATGCTGTTGTGATGTCATAGGCTGTGCTTAGAGTGTAGCTATAAATTCGATAACTAGCACTTCCTACCATAAACATTCGCGTTCCAGAATCCCCGAATCTTACACCTTTAGGTGTGGCGTCCTGACTTGCAAAAGAGAAACTTGCACTATCATAACTAACAGTTGCTAAATCGAATCCTGTCGTGACACTGCTGCCAGTTATTTTTACGTTGAACTTATGCACCGCTGGAGCATTTGAAAACGTAAGGGTTTGATTATTTGCAGCGACCTCAAAAAAGTTTCCTGTCGCTAAATCTAGGTTGTTTCCTGACACGGTTCCTAAACTGTTTGTAGATGCTTGCGAAACAAATTCTAAGGCAGAACCAGCCGAATTTACTTGTACGTTTTTTCCACCTTGACCTGATAGGGTGGATGGAGTGTCCGTAAGGGCTGCAAATGTCGATGTTCCAGCCGCCCCTTGTGGCCCAGCCGTACCCGAAACTCCGACCCACTGATTGCTAGAGCCATCAACATACCAAACCAGCAATTCACCAGTGGTGCTATCGAACCATAAATCGCCAGCCGAAGGTGAGCTAGGGGCCGTATCGCTGGAAGTAACAGATGCTCCGCTTGCTACCGCATCAGCATATTCTAGTGCCGTAGCACCAGAGTTTACTTGCAAACTTTGTCCAGCAGTACCCAAGCTAGAGGGTATAATCTGGGGTAAATTTCCTAGTTCTCTTGATTTAGTCATTTAATCCTCTAAAAACTTGATGCCCAAGATTGAGTTGGCCCAGAGTCTCCGCCGCCTCCTCCTGACCCTGCAATAGAAGTCCCAGCCGTAAACTTTATTGCACCAGTAATAGGAACTATCAGGGGTTCACTACCTATCCTTGGTGAAGGTCTGTTCGTAGTATAAGAAGAAGTTCGACGTACTTGGTTGTGGCTATCAGGATTACCCCTAACCATAGCTGGTCTAATTGAGCTACGGCTTACTGGTCTATAAGTAGTATAAAAGGTGCTTCTACCAAATGGGCCTGTTATTAATGCCATTAGCTTATCGGTACGTTATTTTTAGGAAATGCCCATATAGTAGGATGATAAGTTTGCGAAGCCATATTGTCATTAGAACCTGTTCCAACCCTATGCCCCCAGAAAATATAATATTGAGTATTATCAGCCTCTTGAATTATATCCCCTATTGAACCAATAGAATCAGTACACCTATAAGTATTAAGCATTGGGCTAAATAATCTTGCGTCTTGAGCGTTATAGCTATTAGTAGGCCCATAACTATAGTTAGTGGTTTGCTGGCCATAACCATCAAATATTACGGGGTTCATAGCTATTGAATGACCACCACTTCCCCAAGTCTTATGCATCCTTTGGTATGGTTTTGGGCCATCTAGGGAAGCAATTAGTGTGCTTCCTGACGCATCATTAGCACCATAATAACTGTCATTACTACTGTAACTATCTTCTAAAGTTGAATTAGCAAAAGCTCCGTCATGTTGTCGTTGGTATTGAAACCTATAAACAGACATTTGATTGGCTGTCTCATTAAAATAAGCGTCCGAAGGTTTTTTACAAATACCTGTATACATTGCTCCACCATAATACTTGGCATTTGAAGCTATAGCGTATTCATCGTAAGCAGTCTTCTCAAAGTCAGAAAAATACGTTGTAAAGTATCTTCTGGATGCAGGGTTGCCTTGCTGTGCCTCAACTGCACAATACACAAAAGTAGTGTCGTTTATAATAAAATGATGTTCTGCCGTATTTGCATAAGGGTACCAAGTATTCCAAGTACTATTATTACCCATGTAAGAGGTATGATTAGTACCGTTTGCACCGTCTTTGTCATACCAATTAAATGAACAGTTTAAAACTCCAACTGGGTTGCCTATTTTAAATGTACAAACGGCAGGATAGTTGCTTGTGTGCCATTGGCAATGCTTCTTGGAAAACTCTACATAACTATGACCAGTGTTTTGACTTGATAATGTCCTTGTATAAGTACCAGCTGTCGGGGAAGTTCCATCCTTAGTTGCTGTACCATACGTGCAAGTACTCATATCAGTTTTAATTCCCATAAGGATGTCTGAAATTTCCCAGTACACATTAGAAACTCCAGCGACAGAAGCGGCTGGCGTACTATTTACTACATATTTGAGATACATACCGTTACTCCGTTATTTCTGTAAATTTATTCTGGGCATCAATTAAAGACGGTTCATCGCTAAAAACTACCTCTGTTTTATCGCCCAATACTGTTCCCCAATAATCTACATCATTATCAATCAATGATGACTTTTCTAAATAACCTTTGGGTAACTCAGAAGTTGTCGCGTGATAGACTTTGATTTTAGTCTTATCTAAACTAGGTGTATAAGTTTTTGTGCCATCGTCAGCTACAACCTTATTAATGGTTCCATACCTATGGCAAATCTCTAGTATTCTTTCATCCGTAAATGCCATTGGCTTTACCCTTTCGTATAATATAATGTTACAGTAAGGTCAGAACCCGAAGAAGAGCTTCCAACTTGGTTAATATCAACAGTTAAGTAGTCATCCTCAACAAGTGCTAGGGATAGACTCGCGTTAGTCGCTTTGCTTGCCCCTGCCGCTATTGCTATAGTATTCCAACTATTTCCATTTTTCTTAACAGTTACATTTAATGCTGATCCAACAGGAGCAGTAATAGTTCTAGCGACAACCTTAGTAATCGTTAGGCCATAAGGTACATACTGCCTAGCTGTACCTGTTGTTATGCTCAATGCTCCATTTTGTACAAGAGACAAAGTAGAAATCTCTGCGCTGGCTCCGTCAGTTATTCCATAACCAGCCAATGTAGTTGGCTTTCCAGTTAATGAAGCAAAAGTTCCGTCTGGAATACTTGTATTGCCAGCTAAAGCTGTTGTGCTAGTTGTACCTAATGCCAGCCCAGAAGGTTGCCCATACTCGGCTACAGTAACTAAATCACCAACTGCCGCACCTGATTGAAGGGTAGCAGTATTAGCAGAAGAGCTAACGGTTACATCAGCGTTTCCTAGCATAGACCCATTAAGAAATACAGACACATTATTTGCGTTTGTAATACCACCAGAAACCGTAAAAACAGTCTGGTTAGCTGTAGCTGTAAATTCTTGCTCCGATAACGCTGATGTAGAAGAACCACCACCACCACCCCCTGTTGCATCTGCAAAACTAAATGCATTACCACCCTGAGATGTTAATACCTGACCGTTCGTACCAGTATCTAAAAGCCGCGCTAATTTACTAAGATCAGTGTTATGGCTCATAATTTAATTCCTATGTATCCCAAATTGTAATAACGCCATCATCGCGTGGAACAGCAACGAAACCTGCGCCAGAATTTGCAAACTTTCCGTGACGGCCAATGTTATCACCAATAAAAAGGCCGCTGGCTTCTGTTAAATTGTGAATAGTGTAAGAGTTCCAAGAACTGGTTGTTTTTTTCAGTATTCTTAATTGTCCCACATTTGACCAACCGCTTTCAGCAACCCCATTTGCCTCTGGCGCACCTAACAAAGCGTAAGTTCCAGTATCATCAATATCTAAAACTCTTAGTTGCTCATTGTTTGAACCATTTACTTGAAAATGTGCGTAATAAGTTCCCATCCAGATTCCTAGTTGCACTGCACCATTTGTATCTGAACTTCCTGTTCTTAGCAGCGAAAACGCATGATGAATTTTATGAGTTTCAGAAGAACGCGAAAACATCATGTCGTTTATACCAACAAGTCTATTTGTGTCAGTCATTGTTATGTTAAGCGTCCAAGTGCCAGCAACCTTATGCCACCATTGCCATTGCCAATCGCCTTCTGGGTGTCCAAAAATCATTTTAGTGGCATCATAATTTACAGCAAAACTTCCTTGATGCCCAAACGGTTTTTTATTCTGAAATGAAGTAATTGATGAGGGCGAACTCCATGAGCCGCCAGAGTAAGTCCATATTTTTGCAGTTGTGTTCGTCGTGGAGTGTGGACAGGCAACTATGGTATTTCCATCGCCTGACATTCGCACATAGTGCTGACCCGAACTGGAAGGAAGTTGTGACTTTGACCAAGATGTTCCTGTTCTATCATAAACGTAAACTCCCGAACCATTTATAATACCGCCGCAAGCAATTCTGTCGCCAGCGTCACTTATTGGCGCACCGTAATATGAAGCATAAGCATCAGAAGTTGCCCCAAATGGGCTGTCTGCATATTCTACAGCCCAAGAAGTTCCTGTTCTCTTGTAAACATAAAATGCTCCGCATCTATTTGCGTAATTACTTGTATCTGTTCCATCACTATTGACTTGATAATACCAACCAGATGCAGGGATAACCAACCTATCTCCAACGGCATCCATATCAATACCGTTAGGATTTGTTTGCATATTTCTTGTAAATTGTGAATGTTGGGAGCCGCCATCTGTCCAATCTAAAGGCTCGGCAAGGCCATAATCGCCCCATTGGTTAATAATTGCAGCTTTTCTTTGTTCTTCTAAATTATAAATATTTGGTCGAAAATTATTAAGAGCCGCTTGTTTATTTTGCTCAACATCGCGCATATTAAACAAACCGCTTGCGGCATCGGTTGTCGCGCTTTTCCTTATGCCAAGCAAAGAAGCCATTAGCTGATTTCCTCATAGGAACAAACCACTTCAAGATCACTTGCCGCACTTGCCAACGCCCGAAGAATGTCGTTTTCTTCAAGATAAATGCTTTTATTCAAAACATCCAAAGTAGAGTCGGCTGGTACAGATAAGGTTTTTGCAATGTGAAAATCTGTTGAGCCGCCTTTTTGTATTTTTAACGTAATATCTGCGGCTGCACTGCCATCAACATTGCTGACCAAAAGCGCATTTATTTTTAAAACTTTGTTTGAACTCGCAGCATTTGCCACGATGTTTGTATTGCTTGTGCCGATTGCTACGCCAACAGTTTTACCTGTGATGGTTGTAACGCCGACTATGTTAGGTGCGGTCATTTCCTACCCTCCAAATACCATTGACATTGCGATTGATCTTCCAGCCGTTATTCCAGCCGCTGGTAACGTGTCGAACTCCAAGCCATTTGCCCCAGAATTAACTTTTATATATTGTCCAGCCGTACCCATTGCAGACGGTAAATTTACAGCCCCAGAGCCGTGATCTACAATTTCAATTAAATCGTTAGCCGTAGCCCCTGCGCCCAAAACAACACTCGTTCCATTCGTTGCAGAAAACGCCGCTGCTTCTAATTTTACACCATTTGAAAAGACAGCAATTCGTCCAGCCGTGTAGGCTGGCAGGGCAGGGCTGCTAGAGGCGTTAAACGTAGTTTGGTTAGCTGTTGCGGTGTAACTTGTCGAAGCATAGTTTGTGCCGCCTGACGCTGCCGCTGTGCTTGCAATGGTTCCATCTGATGCAATGGTTATGTTTGTTCCAGCCGTAAGTGCTGCAACTACTCTCGCCGTATTAGTAAGTTGTGCGCCAGCTTCGATTGCATCCAACTTCGTATGATCTGCGTTGGTAAAGTTGTTTTGAGTTAGCCCACCATCGCCAACGGTGTACGTTGTGCCGCCCTTGCTGACTGAGCCGCCCATTCCGCTATGATTGCCGCACTTGTAGAACAAGGTGGGTGCATCTTGCTCTAATTTTACTTGAACATATGCGCCCGATTGACCAGCCGTTCCAACCGTAGTGACCCCAAGAGTGTAAGTTGTGCCATCCGCGCTCGTTGATAATAAAATAGGATGATTGCTGTTTGAGTTATCTGAATTGTTAAGCCGATAAGTTACTGAAGGAATTAATGTAAGCGTTTGATTTTCAGTTCCGTCAATTGCCAGATTGCCATTTGCAACCGTAATTGTGACTTCCTGATAGCTTGTGCCAGTGGCTGTACTTGCGATAGTACCGTTTGCTGCAATAGAAATGCCTGTTCCAGCCGTAAGTGCCGCCACGACATTTGCGCTATCCGTTACATCCGCAGCCGCTTCAATACCGTCCAATTTAGTTTTAAGAGTTGTTGTGAAATTCTTTTGACTAAGTTCGCCATCTTGAATCGAATAAGTTGTATCTGTGTAATTGCCTGTGTGGATATTACTGGATTGGCTGGTAGACCAATCTATGTGTTCAGCCGCCACGAAGCCTTGTAAGTTGTCGTGATTAACAATGGCCTCAATTTCGCTTGCAGTCTGATCTGCCGTTGCGCTGGCCTCAATGCCAGATAGCTTTGTTTTTTCCGAATCCGTAAAAGCGTTAGTATTTGAATTATTTTCGTATCCAGTTTTTATCTCTGCATCGGTCTGATCTGCGGTTGCGCTGGCCTCAATTGCATCCAGTTTAACCTTGTCAGTTGTAGACATAAGACCATTGGCTGAACTCGTAGCAGTGGATGTTGGCGCGGCATAGGTACTTGATATGACACCGCCAGCCGTAATATTTACATTTGTGCCAGCGGTTAATGCAGAGACTACGTTTGCTGTGTCTGTAATATCCGCTGCGGCTTCGATACCATCTAGTTTTGTCTTGAGCGTGGTTGTGAAATTCTTCTGGCTTAACTCGCCATCTTGGACGCTATAAGTTGTATTGGTGTAGTTGCCTGAGTGTATATTGCTTGACTGACTTGTTGACCAATCAATGTGTTCCGCTGCTACAAAGCCCTGCAAATTATCGTGGTTTACGATAGCTTCAATTTCGCTTGCTGTTTGATCTGCGGTTGCAGCCGCTTCGATGCCAGCCAACTTTGTGTTTAATGCCGTTGTAAAGTTTTTCTGAGTAAGCCCACCATCACCAACTGAATATGTCGTATCAGTGTAATTAGTCGAATGGATTGTACCAGCCGCAGATGCCGACCAATCAATATGTTCATTTGCAACAAACCCAATTAAATTATCGTGGCTTACAATGCCTTCAATTTCGCTTGCTGTTTGGTCAGCCGTTGCGCCTGTTTCAATTGCATTTAATTTAGTTTTGTCAGCCGCCGACATTAGTCCATTTACTGATGGCGTGGCTGTAGATGTTGGTGCGGCATAGGTGCTTGAGATAGTACCATCTGCCGCAATGTTTACGTTTGTGCCAGCCGTTAATGCTGCAACAACGCGAGTTGTATTTGTAACTTGTGCGCCAGCCTCTATACCGTCAAGTTTTGCACCGTCTACTGATACATCGCGCCCATCAACAGTTTCGGTTGCAGACATAACAATGTTACCTGTCATTGTGCCGCCAGATAAAGCCAATTTTGTTGCAATCGAATTGGTGACTGTGGTGCTAAAGTTGGCATCATCGCCAAGGGCTGATGCTAATTCATTAAGAGTGTTGAGTGCCGCTGGCGAACTATCGACAAGATTGCTAACCGCTGTATCTGCGTAAGCCGTATAATAACTTCCCTCTTGCCCATCTAATTTGTCAGCATCTAAACCAGAGGCCGCGCCATCAACCGTTTTAATTGCGGTAAGTATTTCAGCCGCCGTTTGATCCGCTGTCGCACTCGCCTCAATGCCTGTTAATTTAGTATTTAATGCAGTTGTGAAATTCTTTTGGGTCAGACCCCCATCACCAACTGAATATGTCGTATCAGTATCTGTTGCAGATATTGTGCCGTTTGCGGCAATCGCTATGTTTGACCCTGCGCTAAGAGCCGCCACAACATTTGCTGTATCCGTAACATCAGCCGCCGTTTCGACACCATCCAACTTCGTTTTGTCAGCCGCCGACATAAGACCAGCCGCTGAAGTAGTCGCCGCAACATAAGTTGTATCTGTATCCGTTGCTGCAATCGTACCATCAGCCGCAATCGTGACATTCGCCCCTGCGGTTAAGGCTGCAACAACATTCACCGTATCTGTCACATCAGCCGCTGTTTCGATGCCAGTTAATTTTGTGTTCAGTGCCGTTGTAAAGTTTTTCTGGGTTAGACCGCCATCGCCTACGCTGTAGGTTGTGTCTGTCGCCGCCACAGTAACCGTGTCAGTGCTTGCATTCGTTGTTATCGTTACATTAGAGCCAGCCGCCAGTGTAAGCGTGTCTGTGGTGCTGTCAGCCGTTATGTTAGTTTGGCCCGAAACCGCTAATGATGAAAATACGTTTTGACTACCGCCGCCGCCGCCGCCGCCGCTAGATGAAATTGTACCATCAGATGCAATCGTTATATTTGATCCAGCCGTAAGTGCCGCCACAACATTTGTTGTATCTGTTATATCTGCGCTTGCTTCTATGCCAGCAAGTTTAGTGTTTAAAGCGGTTGTGAAATTCTTCTCAGTAAGCCCTGCATCGCCAACATTATAGGTTGTGTTTGTGTAGTTCGAAGCGTGAATAGTTCCAGCACTAGAAGCTGTCCAATCGATGTGCTGATTTGCTACAATTCCTTGCAAGTTATCGTGCGCAACAATCGCTTCAATTTCCGCTGCGGTTTGATCCGCTGTCGCACTTGCTTCAATGCCTGTGAGTTTTGATTTTTCAGTATCAGTAAAGACGTTAGTATTTGAATTATTTTCATAAGCAGTTTTTATTTCTGCGTCTGTTTGATCCGCTGTTGCGCCTGTCTCAATACCAGCTAATTTAGTATTTAAAGCTGTGGTAAAGTTTTTTTCTGTTAAGCCAGCATCGCCCACTGTGTAAGTTGTGTCGGTATCTGTATAATTAGACGCATGAATTACACCAGCACCGCTTACAGTCCAATCTATGTGTTCGTTAGAAACAAACCCCTGCAAGTTGTCGTGATTAACAATACCTTCAATTTCAGATGCCGTTTGATCTGAGGTCGCATTTGCCTCAATTGAATCCAACTTGGTTTTGAGCGTTGTTGTAAAATTGTTTTGGGTTAAACCCCCATCTCCAACATTATATGTCGTATCCGTATAATTAGACGCATGAATGTTGCTTGATTGGCTGGTTGACCAATCGATATGCTCCGCTGCAACGAACCCTTGCAGATTATCGTGCGAAACAATGGCTTCTATTTCACTTGCAGTCTGGTCAGCCGTAGCCGCTGCCTCAATTCCGTTTAATTTAGATTTTAAAGCTGTTGTGAAATTGTTCTGGCTAAGTTCACCGTCTTGAACTGAATAAGTTGTATTTGTATCAGTAGCCGCAATTGTAATGGTATCAGTAGTTGCATTTGTTGTGATTGTAATATTCGAACCAGCCGCGAAATTTACTGTGTCTGTAGCCGTATCCGCTGCAACAGTTGTTTGACCCGAAACTCCAAAATTACTGAAAGCATTCTGGTTTGTTTCACCACTGCCACCCCCACCACCTGATGAACTAATTGTCCCATCCGCAGCAATTGTGACGTTTGTTCCAGCCGTAAGCACTCCCACAACGCTTGACGTACTAACTACATCCGCACTTGCTTCGATGCCATCTAATTTTGTTTTTAGCGCATTGGTAAAGTTATTTTGGCTTAATTGACCATCTTGCACAGTATAAGTCGTATTTATATAATTTGTGGCGTGGATCGTTCCAGCGTCTGCGCTTGTCCAATCAATATGTTGGTTGGCATTTACGCCCTGCAAATTGTCGTGACTTACAATCGCTTCGATTTCAGCCGCAGTTTGGTCAGCCGCTGCGTTTGCTTCTATTAAATCTAATTTTGCACCATCAACTGATAAATCTCGCCCATCAACCGTACTGGTTCCAGACATGAGTATATCGCCAGTGACCGTACCGCCTGTCAGTGATAATTTAGAACCCAGATTAGTTGTTAATGTTGTTGAAAAATTTGCATCATCGCCAAGGGCTGCGGCAAGTTCATTCAATGTGTTTAATGTGGCTGGTGCGCTGTCTACAAGGGCTGTCACAGCGTTGTCAGCATAAGCCGTGTAGTAGCTGCCCTCAAACCCATCCAGCTTATCAGCGTCAAGCCCAGACGTTGCGCCATGAACTGTTTTAATTGCGGTTAAAAGTTCCGCTGGGGTTTGGTCAATCGTTGCATTCGCTTCGATGTTGTCCAATTTAGTTTTAAGCGTATTGGTGAAATTGTTTTGGGTTAGCCCACCGTCACCAACTGAATAGGTTGTATCATTATCAACATAGTTCGAAGGGTTGATTGTGCCAGCACTTGCCGCGGTCCAATCTATATGCTCATTAGCAAAAAAACCGTGCAAATTATCATGGTTTACAATCGCTTCGATTTCAGAGGCTGTTTGATCCGCTGTCGCCCCTGCTTCGATATTGATTAGTTTTGTATTGAGGGCTGTCGTAAAATTCTTTTGAGTTAAGCCCCCATCACCCACATTGTAAGTCGTATCTTGAGAAGTAAACGTAATGGTATCTGTTACAGCATTAGTCGTAATGGTGACATTTGCACCACCCACTAAATTTACAATATCTGTTGTCTGATCCGCTGCGATACTTGTTTGACCAGAAACCGCAAAGTTTGAAAAAGCATTTTGGTTTACATCGCCGCCGCCAGCACCGCCGCCTGATGAACTAATTGTCCCATCTGAGTTTATTGTTATGTTCGATCCAGCGGTTAATGCCGCAACTACATTTGTAGTATTTGTTGGAGTAGCCCCAGCCGTAATACCGTTTAGTTTCGTTTTTTCTGCATCTGTAAAAGCGTTTGTGTCGCTGTTTTGTTCGTACAGCGTTTTTATTTCATCCGCTGCTTGGTCAGCCGTAGCCCCTGTTTCAATGCCATCTAACTTTGTACCGTCTACTGATAAGTTTCTGCCATCAATTGACGCACTCCCAGACAGAACAATATTGCCTGTCATTGTGCCGCCAGCCAGCGGTAATTTAGTAGCTATTGAGTTTGTTACAGTTGTTGAAAAGCTGGCATCATCGCCAAGAGCCGCAGCTAACTCATTTAATGTATTCAATGCAGTGGGAGAGCTATCTACAAGCGCACTCACTGCGTTATCAGCATAAGTGGTATAGTACGCGCCCTCTTGACCGTCTAGCTTGTCAGCGTCCAGCCCAGAGCCAGTACCATCACCGTTTTTAACAGCCGCTAATATCTCTGCATCTGTTTGATCCGCTGTTGCACTAGCTTCAACACCAGCTAATTTAGATTTTTCGGCATCCGTAAATGCATTTGTATTTGAATTATTTTCGTATGCGGTTTTTGTTTCAGCATCTGTTGGCTTTGCGCCAATAGTTTTAACTGAATTATCAGTGTGTTTAGTAAATAAAAGACTATCGGCTGTATTAACCGCAATTTCACCGACAACTAAAGCTGAAGCTGGTGGGGCAACACCAGCGGTGGAACTTGTCTTTGGTTTAATGGCTGGCATTGATTGCCCCTTTATTTAAATTTAAAAAGACCCACCGTCTAAGGTCGTAACCGTTACAAAGTTTCCAGAAGATGCATCAAAGCTAACTAAAGCACCGTTTGTGACACCGCTAATCGAAGGCATAGAAGCCCCATCTTGCCCTGCTGGGCCTTGTGGCCCTGCCACCGTTGAGTCAGCCCCTGCTGGGCCTTGTGGCCCCTGTGGGCCAACAGTTCCAACAGCAATAACGCTTGCTATGCCCTGATCTATGGTTACTGAACTCATCCTGTGATCTCCGCATTGACTGTAAATTTACCCTTGATAAGCCGCACCACGCGAGGTGGATTTGTACTGTCAATCGTGAAGAGTTCTAGGTCGTAAAAATAAACACCAGCAACCAAAGCCTCTGTATCTGTTGAGCCAATTAGAAGCCGAACAACCCCACCAGAAGGGTTTGAGATTGTTGCCCTGCCGTTTGCATTTGTAAGCCGTAAAACAAGGTCTGCTTCTTTTGTTGCAGCAAAACGAATGTCCATTCTTGCGTTGTAGGTTGTTAAATTTACCGCAGTACCGTTTTCATCTGCATAAGTTACAGAAGTATCAAAGGTCGCGCCCTGTTCACAGATTAGATTTGCAGTACCAGCCGCCATTACACCCTCACCAGTTTCGCAGAGCCGCGATAGCGAATTGTTCCGTACTGACTGACCATGTGTATTACACCGCGAGGAATAACCCCTGCACGATCTTCTGCATCAATTTCGACTTGCAAAGAACCAAGCGCAATTTTTGAAAACCCAGATGTTGAAGGGTCAAGTGTGCTGTCTGTTTGTGCAAGAAATCGTGCAAATTCAGCCGTGGCATCTTTCAACCAATTAGGCATATGATCTTGGTGTATTGAGTAATTATCTGAATCTGCCACACCGCTGCGAGGCCAAGATAAGGATTGCCTTTGCGTTTCCAACAAACTCAAGTTGTGGGATTTTTTACTTTGACCGCGCCAATCAACGTGTTCATCCAACAGCCGTGTCGCCATAATGATTGCACGTTTCTTATCTTCAAGACCCACAGCCAACCATGAAGTTGCATAGGGCCGCTGGTTGTTGAACGTGTTGGCATCATCAACAGAAACATATGCGTTTGCATTATGCTTGCCAGTGCCATCTTCCACAGTCAGCGTTATTGTCATTTAAATATCTCTCAGACGCTGTAAGAAGCCCCCTCAGTAGGGCTTCAGCTTTTTTTGCGCTTTGGCTTCTTTGGGGCTTTACCGCCTTCCCACGCCTCGTTCTGGGGCGTTGAAGGGTCATCTGCTTTCAAAGTTCCATCAACATTTCTTGCTCTTTTGGGCTTCGTTGCTGTGGTTTTCTTTGTCTTTGACCAACCGCTTTTTTCGAAACGCTCTAAATCGGCTTCTTCGATTATTGCGCGATTGCTACCTTTCCAAACTTCAATAGTCATTTGCTTTCCTTTGATTGAAGGGTGGGGAGCTAACCCCACCCCTGCTAATCTTATCCAGCAATCCGAACCGCCAACTGTGGACGGATCAGTTTTACGCCCCAAAGCGCGTCAAGGCTGTAAACGATTTGCTTGTGCTGCCGTGAAACTTCAAGGCGCATTGAAAGACCTGTGATTGGGTCGGTCATGCTTACAATTTGATTGCCGTAGCTATCGCCTTGTGTAGAACCTTGGAGTGGGCGCATTGCAAGAGCAAAGGCATCACGATGAAAGCCTAAGTTTACAACGTGGCTTGCTTTTACTGTAATAGCCGCATCGTTTGCGATTGTGCCAGTAATAGCTGGGGCCACCGTAACGGTTTGTGCGCCACCAGAAGCCGCTGGTGCGGTCATAACTGCGTAAGTCTGAGTGTTGCCAGCCATTGTAATAACATCGCCAACGACAAGACCGCCAGAGCCTGACATACCATCAATTACAACTGATGTATCACCAGCCGCTAAAGCACCGTTGACAAGTGGTGTGCCAGAACCACCAGCCGTGTGCGTCACGATTGCATCATCTGTATAAATGTCAAAACCAAACTTACGTCCGATTTCACCCTCAATCTTTGGCCCTGTGCCGCCGACTTGATTGACATTGTTAAAGCTGTCCAATGCGAGTGCGCTTGCTTCAGCGTCAAAATCAAGGATCATGCGCCGATCAGTGCGTGGGCATAATTGTTGATTTAAGATTTTGCGAGCGTCTGTAGCGGCTGAAACCGCAGAAGCAAAAGGTGTTGCGCCAGCCGTGCCAGCAAAACCAAAAACACCTTTGTACTCGTTGTGGACAGTGGTGTTAATTTTATTTGCTAGGGCTTTTACTGCCTCAGACATTTGCATTGGAACGAAATGTTCATTGCGATCCACTTCAACCAATTCTTTATCGGTCATGTGGAAATTAGCCTCGTACCAATTGTTCAGTGGTATTTGAACTTTTGTTGGGCTACTATCCGCTGGCGTTGGTGGCGTGTTACTAGGAGTAACGGTATTGACGCTAATTGCGGAAGGAATGGGAACATCAATAGTATCCCCTTTTTGGGCGGCTTGTTGTGCATAGTCGCCATTTACAACGCGAGGCATAACTGCCTGTTCGCGTAATGCCAATAGTCCTCTGGCGAGGATTTTAGGCATGATGTTCGTGACAGTATTAACCATAACGATAGTTCCTCTTAGATTAAGATTTAGGGTTAGAAGGCCTCTCCGAAGCCAGAGTGATGAACGCCGTTCATCTATTTTGTGAGAAGGTCAGCTTCTAAGAAGCCAACCCAACGTCTTATCTCACTACGTTATTCGGTAACAGTCATTTTGCCTTGGGCGATTGCCTCAAGGGAATTATTCATGCCTGTTTGATCGTACATTGATACCCTGCGACTTCCGACTCCGACTCCGCCAGAGGCTCCACCGCCTGATGATGTTTTAAATAAATGTGGGGCTTGTTCTTCTAAAGAACTGTACCATTCGTCCACTGTTAAAGGTGTTCCTTTTTTCCCATAAACAACCTGATCATTTTGCATGGGCATCATATCTTTTGTGTCTGGGTCTAGCCGCCAAACCGCATTTGCACGATTTAAAACGTCTGGAATAGCTGTATCACGCACACCAGCCGCAGTTGCAGCTTGTTGTAAACGTGTATTGATTAGATAGCTGTCACGCTCTAGCTCTGCTTGCGTAGCGCGTTGTGTCGCCTCTGTTGCTTGCTCTTGAAGTGCCTTTAATTGCGCGTCAGTATCCACGCGAAGGCGTTCAGTGCGTTGATGCACTAATTCATCTACCTTGCCAGCCTCAATCAATTCTTGGTCTTTCTGGGCTTGCTGAAGGGCTTTAAGGTTTTTGTATTCTTCAAGATCGACGTTCTGCATAGTTTTCGATAGCTTCGCATTATCTTTTTGTAGCTGTAAGTTATTAGTCCTGAACTCATCGATTTTAGTTTTTGGAACCATTCCCTCAACAGCAAGTTCATAGCCGCTTTCAGTCTGTTTATAAAATTCCGCAACGCCATCAGGTAGTCCTTCAAGACTTTCTAGTTCTGCTTTTAGTACCATAAAAAATCGCTCCGCAATTTTATATAGATTTCGCCGTTTGCTCCGCATTCAGCGTGTGGGCCAATCCCACTATTGACATAATTATGCGTTTAGCATATATTACATAACGTAATAATAAAACAAAAGGAACCCAAACACAATGTGGATATTTACTTCTAAAAGTTTTGTGTCAATCGTGGCAGATAAAGATGATCTAAATGGTGATAGATTACTTGTACGATCACGCGCAAAAGGTGCAATCAACGAACTATTCCCAGACGCTGATGAGTTTTACATGACAGGCTCTGACTATGCGTATCGCGCATGGGTCAAGCGTAATGAAGTTTCTCGCGTTATCCAGAATTATATAAATTCTTTGGATTACGATAACTTTAAAAACAGCATCAAAGACAAGGATTACTCAAGTGCCTGCATGGGAGTGTGGACAGAAATGTTTAACTACCAAGGCGATCAGTTGGGCTTGAACGATTACGATGGCGATAACTACGATGGTTATACCAAGCCACCAAGTAATCAGTATTACGATAATTTCTACGGTCAGAAATATGCATGGGGCAGAAAATAATGAATCAGGATAAAACACTGTTCCGCGAATTAACTCATGGCGAAAAGGCTGAGTTTAAAAAGTCTGCGCGTTGTGAGTATTTGTCAGGTGATGAAGTTAATGACCTTTGGCATCCTGTTTATCAGCGCGAATGCCATGTTATTAACACAGAAAATGCCCTGACAGAGATGGAGTATCACGCTGAAAGGATGCGGCACTTCAAGGCGCAATACTACGGTTTTCAAAGTAAGCTGCATGAGTTTGAAGTAAAGCAGGGGCTTTTAAATGCTGATTGAGTTGTGCCTAGCCCTGACTGTGTACCATGAGGCGCGTGGAGAGCCGCTTGAGGGCATGAAAGCCGTAGCTGAAGTAGTGATTAACCGTGTGGATCATAAAGACTTTCCTGACAGCGTGTGTAGCGTTGTCAAGGATGCCCATCAGTTCAGCTTTGTTTCAAGAAATGGTTGGGCTGAAATACCAGAGGATGAAGTGGCTTGGGCTGATGCTGTTACCGTATCCCAAGAGGCACTGCGTAAACTGGAAACTGGATCAAGATCATATTCGGATAAAAGCCTGTTGTGGTATCATCGTTCAGATATAAAAACGCATTGGTCTGATTGTCTTGATAAAAGAATGACCATTGGCAATCACACATTTTTTAGCAAACACCAGACTGTTGACGTTTCGCTTCGACCACGAAAAAGACCTGATAATCTTACAGCAATAAACTAAGGGGCTTCGGCCTCTTTTTTATTTTAAAAATAATTATAAATTTATAATATTTATCGTTGACAATATGCCTTACGCATATTATATATTTTATATAAACAAAAAACAAACCCAAACGAAAGCAAAAACAAT